TCAGGACGAGAGCTTTTCCAGCCGTTCAAGGGCCATTCGATGGTAGTTCAAATCGGTCTCAAATCCCAAGAAATGCCGGCCCTCCACGTGAGCCGCCACAGCAGTCGTCCCTGAACCCATGAAGGGATCCAGTACCGTTTCACCGACGTTCGAATAGGTTTTGATGAGCCATTGAAAAAGAGCCAGCGGTTTCTGGGTGGGGTGTTTCAATCCTCTTCCCGAGTCCCGAGAGAAAGGTAGCACCGAAGTTGGGTACCTTTGATCCGAAGCCCCCTCCACTTTGGAGACAGCGCGATAGATCGTCGATGGGTAAACCTTGCCAGCCTTGCGATGGTAAGGCTTACCCGGTGTCATTTGCGGATTGTAGGTAGGGAGTTTCCCGTAGAAAACCAAAATGTGCTCGTGCTGCCGAAGTGGCATCCGTTTTGCGTTCAGGAACCCGACAGCCATGTTTTTCACCCAGACCAGATCGTATCGAAACCGTCGTCGATTGGCGTTGATAACATCGGTGGCAAATGGTTGGGTTGCAGTCAGGACAATCGCGCCAGTTGGCTTGATGACCCGGTTGAACTCGGTCCACATTTTTGTGAGGTCGGGAGCTTTGTCCCAGGCGCAGGCTGTGACTCCATAAGGTGGATCTGTGAGAATCAAATCGATGCTGTGATCCGGCACCTGACGGAGTCCTTCAAACCAATCGATCCGCTGAACCGAGTCGAGGGGAAAAGCAAGATGTTGTGCATTCATGGTGACTGGGAGACAAGCCTCAACGTCAGAAGAAACACCGCGAAAACGTGAGGCTTAACTGGGCTACGATCTTGACAATTCCAGGGAAGAAAAATAGCTTTGTGAATGGAGGGGGTGCCACCAAGGGCCCCTGCCCTAAAAAGAGAGCTGGCGGCTCTCTTTTTCTTTTTCTAGCGGTTCCTGAACGATTCAGCGACGAACCGAGTGACAACGTTCCCGTTGATCAGAATTATGGTCTTGATCTTGTCTGATGAAGCGGAATCCTTCCGATTCAGCCGCAGTAAAATCAATCGCCTTACTTCGGACTCATCAACTTTTCCCTGTACATCCAGCACGATATTCGGCGCTTGCTTCTGAGCCTTCCGAAGCGCTTTGTCGATGGCGTTGATTGTCGAAGGTGATTTCAATTCGAACAGCTGACCATCGACAAGATAGTCAGGGTTTTTCCAATCAAGTTTGTTGTGTTGAGGCAGTACCTTAACCTTCATTCCTTCTCCGGCCAGCTTTTTTGCCACACTCAGGCTCTCCGGAAATTCGGCTTGATTCTTTGCAGCATCAGCAACATCAACCCAGCCGGTTTTGGTCGATACATCCCTCTTGTAGCCCTTCCACACTTTGTCGTAGTCGGTGACCACGTTGTCCATGAAGTTGAACACCGAGATAGCGCCGGTCTCCAACCCACGCTGGAACATTTCAGGGAGCATCATCCAATAGTTCCCGCTGTCCAATGGATCTCGGCCAAAACCCGACTGGGCTTTGAAGCCCCTTTGAACGGCTGTCAAACCAGGAGTTTTCCCCGATGGGATCTCGCCGGACCCCTTGTAGATGGGGCGGACGGTAGTCCTGCAGTTGAAGTGAAACGGCGGCCAGTGGGTTTTCCAAAAGGCATGGGTGTATGGCAGAATCAGGCCAAGCAGGGGAAGGCAGATATTCTTGGTCGTCCGCTCGTCCTCAATGACAATGAGCTGCAGAAAATCTGGTTTGGTTTTGTCGATCTGGATCTTGCGACCGGCGTTGTAGACAGTCTGGATGTTGGTCCGGTATACGGTCTCCCAGTAATATGGGCTTCCGGCTTCTTTGGCTTCGAGTTCATCCCAGAACGCGGCCAGCCCCTGGCCCTTTTCGAGGGCACCGATGAGGCCTTGACGGACCTTGTCGATGGCCTCGTATTGGGCCAGCTTGGCGATGGTGAAGGCTCGGAACCGGAGCTTCGGTTCGAGCTTTTTCCATTCAGCTTTGGTAACCGGGACCCGCCCTTTCAGGAAGGCGACAGCCTCCTCATAGGGGAGTTCCCTGGCAAAGACTCCGGGCTCATCGGCCAGACTAAGGTCTGCCCCGACATGGTCCATTCCCAGGAGGTGGGAGATGCTCAAGACCTGATTGCTGATCTCGACGAGGTCGAAATCTTCGGGCTGGAAAAGACTCTCCAGCCTGTTCCGGGTGATCGTATCAGGTGATCCAAGGAATTCCCGATAGGCGGCCAGAGTTTTGCCGATCAGCCCCTGGATCTTTTCCTGGTAGGGGTCAACAGCGTCAGCAAGTTCCCGGGCCTTGCTGGCCTCGTCGCGGCCTACAAGATCACTAAGCGAGAGCGTTTTTTTTTAGGGTCGGAATCGGACAGGCCGAAACCACCGGAGGCCTGGGACTGTACAGCAACAAACGAGTCGTCGGCATCCTTCGGCCGAGGGATCTTGTGGACCGTGTAGAAGGATTCGAGACTGACCGGGACGCCTGCCCGGGCTGCCTTCAGCGTGTCCTCCAGGGAGGCCCATTTTTCTACGCCGATCTCGAAAAGAGGGGGGATGTCCTCGGGTCCGTAGTTCAGCTCGACCACCCAGTTGACGGACTTCTGGAAGACTTGCTGGAGTTCCATGGCGAGGCCCATCGACTCTTCACGCAACATGTCGGCATGGACTGTTCCGAGTGCCTGAGTTCCGGTAGTCGGGTTGCCGGTGGCCAGCGACTGGCCGGTCAAACCATAGGAAATCTGGACATCACAGGCGTCCACAAGGGCCGAAAAGGTGTTGAGTTCGCCGCTGCCCCCTAGCTCCTTGATGTCTTTGACGTTCGCTACGGCCGAGGCGGATCCCGATACCACGCTCATGAGCATTTCGGCTAGGTTGGCGGCCCGCTTCTGGACTTCCGGTTCCTGCCCGGGTCCCGACGGCATCTCAAAGATCGCCAAGAGCGATTTGACCGAGAACTTCTCGGTTGCCTGGAGCCAGAACTCGTACCCGGCCTTCTTGAACATCCAAGGCCAGTAGACCGAACGAAGGATGCTGGTCCCGTAGGGGCTCTCATCTTCAGGTTCGTGCCGGAACACCAGCCACTTGAAGTTGTCGTCGAGAGGTTTTTGCTCTCCCCCCGACTTTTTCCAGATCAGGTTCCAATCCATGTCGAAGACGAATCTCTCCGGCTTCCTGGTGATGATGTTTGTCGGCAACCAGGTCGTGCTGGTACCGTTCGGGATTTCGTCCCAGACCATCTCGTTGACCGAGAATCCGTACTTCAGACCGCCCATGAGGACCCGCTTGGCCTTGTTGTAGTAGTTACTGGAAAACAGGGTCTGTTCCTGGACGAACTTGAAGACCTCGTTCGAGCACCCTTTGGGCTGGGTAAGGCGGATTGGGTAGTTCAGAGCCGAGGTGACCAACTTGCCGACGAGGCTCTTGATCCGAGGATCGGTCATCATTTCGCGGTAGGTCGAGTAGGCCGCCGCTGACCCGACGGCAATGTCGTCGGGGTTGGGCATGTAACCCAGGAACCGGCGGAAGTCTTCGTCATGGATGATCTGGGCCGTGAGCACGGTGGGATCGGGCTTTGTGCCTTTGGTAGATTTCATGATCTCGGCCTCCTGAATCGATCGAGCATGGTGCGCAGAGGCGACTTCTGAACTTGACTTCTGGCCGTGGCTACAACCTGAATGGTCCCAGGATCCTCAAGGGCGGCAAAGAGGGCCATCAGCTTGGCGATGGCGGCGTCTCCATGCCGTTTGGCTTTCGAGTCGCCCGTACGCTCAAGTACCTGAGGAACTCCGGCCTTGAGACCGACGACACGGAAGTCGTCAAGGGTTTCTCGGTCGCCCGGAATCGTTGTCGTCCGATCTTCCATTCGGCCCTTGAGTCGTGGAAAATTCGCCGCGTACCACGCCGCTGTGATCATGACCTGGTGAACCAGAGACGGCCACTTCTGTGCCGCATATTCTCCTATCATCTGACCGTTACCCCGAGCATCGACCGCCATGCCGCCAAAGCTGGGAAGAGCGGAGACTATCATCTGAAGGGTCTGCCACTGTTGGGCGAATGGGACGTTACGAAGCTCGACAACGACCCGGGAGGGAAGCGAGCCATCACCTTCACGTTCGTCGATCTCGATGCAAGTAAGGTCACCACTTCGGGCAAAGTCCTCGCCAACAAAGGCAGGATGCTGGAGTTCAGCCAAGGCCGGTCGAACTTCCTCGTCAAACCAGTTCTGGAAGTCCGACTCTCGAACGTCCTCGGGCTGGAAAGTGAAGTCGTCTTTGCATGCCTTTCGAACCACCAGGACATCCCGGTCGGCGCACGATTCCAGAAGGGCCCGGGGAAAATAGGCAGTTCCCGATCGCGCTGGAACACAGAACAGTTCTTCGTCGGCCCCTTCCTTGTAGAAGTCGACAAGCTCCTGGCGCCAGGCTTGGTCGGAGTCCTTTGTCCAGGGGACCCCTTTGACGAGGCATATGCGTTGGTACAGGCCGTCGGAAATGGCTTTGTCGAGGGTGGTTGTGTGGAGGGAATAGGGAACGCGGCCGGCCCTGATTTCCTGAACCAGTTGGTTGAAACGGTTGTCGTCGCCATTGTGGGTGGAGATGATCCGGACCTTTCCACCCCACATCAGCATCGCCATCGCCGACTTGAGCAACTCGTCGAGGTCATCGACGAAAGCCGCTTCGTCGATTACGACGATCCCTTGTTTGGAGCGTATGGACCTAGCAACCGATGGCATTCCCCAAACAGAGAAGCCGGAGGCGCAAGTCACCCGATAGACGGTGATGTCTTGGTCTTCGTCCTTCAAGACAACTTCTTCGACCCCGGAGATGACGATGTTCATCACCTTGGCCCATTCGGCCGCGTCGGACACGAACTGCCTGGTCATGTCCTTGTTGTAGGATAGGTAGAAGGTGTCCTGCCCTCCTGCCTCTTTGCTCTTGGATGCCTCGATAACATCGTCCAGGGCCTCGCCGTAGCTCGCCCCGATCCGTCGGGATTTCTCCCAGACCTTCACGGCCGACGAATCCTCGAGCCAGGTCTTCTGGTACGGGAGCAGGACTTGCAGATCAGGCATCTTTTAGTCCCAGGACGACGCGCCGGAAATCTTCGGCCGTTTTTTCGCTGAGCCCTGCCGACTTGGCTTGGCCGGCGACGGCCTTCGCTGCATCATCGAGGGTTTTGTCGCGGATTTCAGCTTCCCGAGCGGCGTTAATGCGATCAGATTCCTCAAGGGCCTTGAGTGTGCGTGACACCTTGAGAAGCGAGTCGACTGCGTCCTTCATGGCATCCTCGCCGTCGGCGTTCCGCATCTCGTCGACCAGGCCGATGAAATCGAACAGCATCACACGCATCTGTTCATTGAGGACACGGCCTAATCGGTTTCCCGTTTGGGCGTGACGTTTCTCCCACATCTCGGCCAACTGATCCGCTTGCTTCTTGCGTTCATTGACTTCGGCCCACCTGAGTGCGTATCGGTTGATACCGCTAGTAGAAAGGATCGTGTCTCCGGCCTCACTGTTGATAGCTGCAGCAATTTGAGCGCGTGTGAAGCTCGGATCATCGAGCATTTTGTGCAGCGCAGCGCGTTGTTCAGGCGTTAGTTTTTCGATGTTGGAGCGAGGGGGCATATCAGTTCTCCAGCGAAGGGCGGTCGATGCCGTCAGCCGTAACGTTGCCTTCGGCCACATCCTGTCCAGCTCGAGTAAGCTTGACGATGACGACCTCGCCGAGGCGTTCGACTGAGACGTAATCGCGCTTCTCGAGATGGCTGACCAACTGGTTGATTTCTCCGATGCCAAGGCCGTGGCCAAAGTGACGCAGGAAGCGTTGGAGCATATCAGTGGAGAGCGTGTAGTCACTGTCCTTGTACAAGGCGCGAAGCACCAACATGCGTTGGTTGGCGGTCATTGCCTCATGAAAACTCTTCTCCTGCACTTCAATCCCCCTCAGCTCGTTTCAACAACCATCCGTGAATGCTCTTCAGAAGGCTTCCCTGACCCTCAAGTAGACCCTCCATCCGGGAGAGCCGTTGCTCCTGGCTCTTGATCATGGTTTCCTGCATATCGTCTATACGCTCATGGAGCCGTGAGGTTTTCTCGACACGGTCAGCCCTTTCATGCAGCTGAGCCGTTCGGAGTTCATCCACGGCGCGTTCGTTCTGCCGCTTAACCTCATTGATCGCCTTGGTTTGATTCTCCTCGGCTGCAGCAATAGCGTCGGCAATTGCCTTTGCCTGACGCCGACGTTGCTCAGCCATATAGGGCACGAGAAACGCCAGGAGAGTCACCAGGACTCCTGCGGCAACCAGGGCCCGGTCGATCCATTCGTTCATCGGGAGCCCCCCGCGTGTAGCAAAGTCTGCGCTACGAGGGTCAACCCGATGGTCACAACGGTTCCGCAAGCGGTACCTATCCAGAAACCATTGGTCCAACCGAGGGCCCCGGCCTCGTGATCCTTGGTCTTCCAGTACTCCGCCTCAGGCTTCCAGGCGATCACACCACGCTTGTATCCTTCTGCGAAGGCTAGGTCGATCTGCTGGTCAATGATCTCCCCGACCGCCTGGGCCACTTCCGGGCTCAGCATGGGAAGGGTTTCCGGCCAGTTCAGTTTTTCCGAGCCCGGCGAGACGGTCCCGGATTCGGGACTGGGCGTCGGCTTTAAGTCCGTCGGTGAGGTGGCGAAGCTCGGGAGCGTCAGGAGCACCAGCCACAAGATCAGGAGCAGGCGTTTTTTCAAGGGTTTCCTCCATCTGGGTCTTGGCGTTCTGGGCTTGTTGCTCCACCACCGCCGACGTTTTCTGCTGTGTTTGTTTCCGCCCGAAGAGGGCGAATAAGGCCGCCAGCGCGACGGCCAATATTGCCAAGGCGGCCTTCAGTAACTTCATTTCCCCGGTTCTCCGTTCGTCGCCACCTTGTCGCCGTACAAGGCAACCCCAAGGAGGGCCAGCCCGGCCAGGCCGATCAGGAGTAAGTACTCCCAGCGAACGGCAAAGCCTGGGGTCCAGGCGGGGCTGAAGGTGTAGACCAAGCCTGAGAGGAGAAACACGGCTCCGAACAGCCGGAACGGGTCGCCGGTGTTGGCCTTGTTGGTGATCAGGTCGAAGATTCCAAGGCCTTGGGTTCCCGAGATCGGGGGGACCAGTTCTCCGATAGGGACGCCCAGGTAGAGCGACACCCCAACGGCCAGAAGGGTCGACAAGACCGCCGGTTCGAGCGAGAGGGCAAAAACAGCGACCAGGAGCGCGAGCAGGTACGCGGCTCCCAGGATCTTCTTCTCATCGAAGAACAGGTGTTTGTCCTTGATGAACCCAACAATGATCTGTTTCACACAAGACTCCTTGCGAAAGATTTCTGCGTCCGACGAACGGTCAGATTCGGAAGAGGACCCGGGAGTCGTAGTAGATCTGGACCTTGCCGGTCCACCGATCTGACTTCTGGATCTTGAGCGGGCTGATCCGGAGAACGCCTTTGTTCAGCATGTCCGCCCGGAGCTGAGGCCAGAGGCTCCCGGCTTTTTCTTGAAGTTCCTCGGGGCTGAACCACGGGGATGAGAGACCTTTCTGACGAAGGATCTCTTCACAGATCTCCGATTCCCCGTGGACGGAGACCACCTCGGTGTGGGTGTGGATTCCCGTGCTTTTCCCCTCGCTCCCCGCAAGACCCAGGAGTTCTCCGGCCTTGACCGAAGCTGAAGAGCGATTTCGTACAGCGATGTTGGAAAACTTCATGTGGCCGATCCGGATCTCGAAGTCCTGGGCTACCAGGAGACGAAAGAGGGTCCCGTAGTCCTCGGACAGTTCGATGTGGAACGCCCCGTCGAAAGGCGCGAAAACCTGGCCGAGGCTGCCGTGGCCTCGGTCAGTTCCCAAGTGGACCCTGATGGCTGTCAGCTCGTCGGTGGAGGTATCGATCCCGAATGGGGTCGTGAACGAGGCTTGGGCTTCTCCACGAAAAGCTGCGTTGGGAAAATCCAGTCCCCCGGCATTTCTGATGAATTGATCAATCAGGTCTTTGGTCATCACGGCGCCCCTTTCTCATCCAGGGTACCGGAGCGCGGCCTTGTGGCGCTGGAGCGTAGTTAATGATAAAGCCCCCGTTGAGGGGGCTTTATGCGCTCAAATCGAACTGAATCATAGGTTTGACCGTTTCTTGGCGTACTTGATCAGGTCCTCCCGAAGGATGTTCCACTCGCCGGCTTCGTCTTTGTAGGCTGAGAGCTGCTGGTGGTAAATCAAGCGGTAAACCGTCATAACGTGAACTGAATAGAAGGCCGCGACGTCCTTCGTAGTCAAAATGGTCGGTAGGACCGCCAGCGTCTCGATTGCTTTCTGACTCAACATACTCCCTCACTGAAAACGGAAAGATCCTCCATTCCACCCCGGCGTGGGTGCCTTCCAAAAAGCCCATGTCCAGCAGGTAGTAGACGTGCCTGACCGGTATGGGGCGCTTCAACGCGTTGCTCAGAAATCGAGCCACCTGGTCTGTTCTCATGAGCATGGTTGCTCCTCCTTGAGTTTGGCCCGTTCGGCCTTGTCAGGGTCCAGGCCCGCTTGGACCGCCATGGCCTGCAGAGCGAGGATGACCTTGGCGGCCTGGACTGTGCTGATCCATGAAGGATGATCGATGTGGATGATCCGAGCGATGAACTTCCGCAATGCCTCGGGTGTCGGCGTTCGAGCAACGTTGGCCCAGAGCACCTCGATCTTGGCCCGCTGGTCGTCAGAGCACCTCCAGAAGTTGTCCTTCCATTTGGGCCGCCTGGTGGCCGGTTTCTTCTTGAAGCCCATGGCCCTCATTTCGGCCATCACTTGGTCGAACTGTGCTTCGCTCTTGATGTCCTTCGAGGAAGCGACTCCGGCCGATTCTAGAACCTTCCGGTAGGACTTCTCGTCGAGATCGAGGTCTCGCTGCGCGACGTGGATGATCCGGATCCACTCAGGCCTGGCCATGGGGTACCTCGTATTTGAACAGGTAGAATTCCGCGCAACCGCAACGAGGACACAGGTCTGTGAAGATTCCTGGCTCCCGTTCCCTTTGCGCCTTTTCCTCACCAGGTTCCATCACGTGCCGGCACCGGCAGCACTGCTCCTGTTCTTGGCCAGGAAGCAAGTCCCATTGGGCACGACTTCCGGGTGCTGTGGTGTAGAAGAGCTTTTTGGGTCGGGGTCCTTTCGGCGGTCGGACTTTCGGCATCGGTACACTGGAATTGTTCCTCGGCAGCCGGTGTCCGGTCTCTTCCATCAGCAACTGCAGCCCCTTCTTCAAGGCGGTTAGGATTTCAACGTTGGGCACACCGAGATCGGAACCAGCGACAAAGATTTGGGCTCCCATCTTTCCTAGACGGAGCTGGGCCTTCACGAAAGTGAGTGCCAGATGAGGATTCTTGATGCCGCTCTTCTTCAGAAACGCCCTCGCCATGACGATTTCAGTTTTCAAACTCGCTCTCCTTTTCTATGGGGCCGGGAGGATTCGAACCTCCGATCGAGTTGCGCTTCCGGTTACAACCGCACCATCCACGCCCGGGCCTTCCCAGCTGTTGGCTATCCATCCAGCCTCGCCCAGTCCTACAGTCCCTAGTTGGCCCGAGCGTCGGTCGGACTCGCCCACCCCTCCCAAGGTTTTGTTTTGGGTGTCACCACCCCTGCTTGAACAACATTTCATTGACGACCAGCACGAGTGCGGGGCCTCTGCCCCGCATCGTTTCACCGGTTACTTCTTCGGTGATCCTGTACCTGCCCCGGGTGCCGATCCTTGCTTTTTGAACCACCGCCGATTTGCAGAGAATCCGGAGGGCCGTTTCGAGTTCCGTCTCGACCGGCAACAAACTTTTCATCTTTCATTCCTTTCCTCCCAGTCACCCGAGCGTCGGTCGGGTTCGCCCATCCCCCAGGGTTAGTGCCTCGTCTGGACGTCCAGAACAGACGAGACTTGTCTCGTTCTGGTCAGGCCGCGGCGAAGTCCAGGTTGATCTGGTCGTAACCGCCCTGCTCGTTGCGCTTGTAGAAGCGCACGTATTCTTTGCTTTCGACGATGATGATCGAGGCTCCGATCGCGTCCATCGCCGACTTCCATTCCTCGTCTTCCACCGGGTAGTGGCGGAGTTCCAGGACGCGGCCGACGTTGATGTTGCCCTGCTTGTCCACCTGGAAAGCCCGGTCGACCAGGATGCGAAGCTTTGGATTCGATCCCTCCAGCCACCGGTTGACGCACTTATCGACCAGGAGCTTGGCGGCTTGCAATCGCTCGTCGAAAGCGACCCGGTCGGCGACCGCGATCTCGACCCGGAAGGCCCCGTTGAAGCTCAGAAGAGTGACATTGCCCTTCTTTCCGCCCCAGCTGACTCCGTACTCCTTGAGCGAGAGGTCGATGAACGCCTTGATTTCGTCCATCGAGAGCTTCCTGAACTCGGTCACCACTTGCGAGACTGCGGCGGCGCGGGCGATCAGATCCTTGACGACCTGATCGCGGGCCTTGTCGATGGGGTTGATCTGGGCCTCTGGAACAAGCCGGCCCTTGTTGTCTTCCATGTATCCTTCCATGGCTTTCTCCTTTTTCTCTTACGCCGGGACCGGATCATCCGACGGGGGGTCCGAGGCTGCCGTGCTCGGCATGGCCAGCTTCCCCACCCGGGGAGGTTTGACCGGGTCGGGTTTGACCTCTCCAGCCAAGATTTCTTTGACTACCTCGGCCTCGTTGCGGATCTCCCGCAGATACCGCAGTACATGCGGACTTTGGGACTGGAGCGAAGCCTGGCGGCAAAGGTCCGAAACCTTCTCCACCTGGCCGACGGCTCGCTGGTACCCGAATTCACTGATGATCATGGGTTCCTCCTTCCTTCTTCAGCTCCCGGACCAGTTCCTTAGCCTGCCGGCGAATGTCGCGCAGGTAAGCTTCCCGGTTCTGGGGAAAACGAATGGCCTTGTAGGCCATGTCCTCGATCTCTTGGGCCAACTCGATGGGGCGGGTCATTCGTCGTCCTCGTCGAGGGTGCTCTTGTACAGCGGAGGCTCCGCAACAGCCGTGGCCGGTACAGCCGGGGTCGCCGGTTCGGGATCTACAGCCCTGGGTTCGGGCATGGGCTGAGGTTCCCCGTCCTCCTCGCGTTCCAATTGCAGGAAATAGTTTTCGAACAGGAGTTGAAGCCCCTTGTCCAGGTTGGCCAGGGCGTCGCGGTGGGCCCATTCCATGCCGACAACCGGGTCGAGGTAGAGCGTTCCCTGGTAGATCATCGAAGGCGTGGGGTTGCCATCGGTCAGGGTCAGAACTCGCCCCCCCCGGGCCAGAATCTTGTGCCGCTTGAGGGGCACCGATGGCTTCACCCAGTCGACGACTTCCCCGGATCCGGCGGCACTCCTGGCTACCTGTGGAGATCGGGTGGATGGCGCTGTCGCTGTCGGTCCCGACAAAGCCAGCCCGGCTGTTTTGACCGAGTAGGCTTCCGAGAGTGATTCCAGGTTTCCTCCCTTCAGCCGCTTGAGGACATCCTTCTTGTTCTCAGCGACCGTCATCCAGCGGCGAGCGGTCTTGTAGCTGAATCGGAAGTTGGTTTCGACCCAGGCCTGGAACTGTCCATGGTCAAGGGCTGCCTTCTCAGCCAGTAGGTGTTCGCCCACTTCGATGGTCTTCTCGACGGTGCCGATCAGCCCCAGGGTGATGTCTGCGACCAGGGCCTTGATCCGGCCGATTCGGTCTTGCGTGGTAATGTCGCTCATGGTGTGGGGTCCTCCTCTTACTTCCGCCGAGCGTTGAGCTTGAACAGGTCGCGGCCGGCCACATCGACGATGCCGAGGTTGGGGACGCTCATGTTGTTGGCGACCAGCACCCTCTGGATGTTCTCGATTAGGTTGGCCAGGACGCGGTAGCTGTCGCCCACGAACTCGATGCACTCCTTGGCCACCTCCTTGGGAAGGTCCGCCCACAGGGTGCCCAAGATCTCTTCCGCCTCGGCCGGTGTCATCGCCTTGAGCTGGTAGGCCATTCCGATGCGGCTGGTGATTTGGTCGTGGTCGCCCTGAACGTTGCTGAGCAGGTACTGCAGACGCGGGAGGCCCATCAGGACCAGTCCGGCCTGGCCCTGGTCCATGACCACATGGCGGAGCAGTTCGAGGATGGGGCCCTTGAGGTAGTCGGCCTGATCGACGATCACAACGTAGTCGCCGTCCACCAAGGCTTCGGAGATCTGCCTGGCCAGCAGGTTGTAGTTGTAGTGGGTCTTCACCTTCAGGGCACCGGCCAGTTCCTCAAGAATGATCTGCTTGGTGTAGGTACCGTTGGCCAGGACGTAGATGGAGGTCTGCGGATTCTCCTCGTTGTAGGCTTTGCCGATGGTGGTCTTGCCCAGCCCGGCCGCGCCGGTCATCAAACCGATGAACTTCGACTCGTGGACGTTGGCGATGAGCTTCTTGCCCCGGCGGTAGTTCTCGGTCTTGATGATGCGGGCCTTCTTGAGGATCTGGCGGTTCTTCTGCCTCTTGAGGTACTTCCGGACGGCGGCGTCGACCTCATCGACCTTGCCGGGGTACTCTCCGTTGGCCCACTGGCTGATGGTCGAGGGGGCGTACTTCATCGACTCGCTGGCCCGGTTTTGAGTGATTCCTGTCTCGTCGAGGAAAGCGCGGAATTCTGCCCGCAGTGCGTCGCGGTCTGGGTTGGAAGTGGTGAGAGCGTTCATGGGTTACTCCTTGTCGTCGAGGGCGGGAATGTACTTGCCGCCCTTGGGGGTCTTGGTTTTGGTGTCTCCGCTCAAGCGGAGGGGTGTTGGTGCCGGAGGAAGCTCGAAGCCTCCACCAGACACCTGGGCGATCTGCAGATCTTCGGGTTGGGCCTGGTCGGGCCATTGCCCTTTGTTGGCGACGGCGAAATCCGCCGCGCCACGCTTGCCCTCTTCCAGGACCGGGATGGCGGCCCCATAGGCCTTGATCTCGGCCATGGTTCGCTTGCGCACCGCCTGGATCTTGTCGGTGATGGCACCCAGGTCCTCGGCCTCGGCGAAGTAGTCCGCCTCGGCGTAGCAGAGGAACCGGCCGGCCATGTCGTAGACCATGGCCCGGCGGGGATCGAGGAAGGACTGCTTGACCAGAACGGTTTCCTTGACCAGGCCTCGAAGTTCCTCTGCCCAGTAGCGCACATCGGCGATGGTGACCCCGTTGCGGGCCACCACTCGGGGTTCGGTTTTGGCCAGAGCTACTTCGAGCAACTCAGGCGAGACATGGCGCCTGGTTCGCCAGTTGGCGAAGAACACCTCGTTTGGCGTCTTGCCTTCCATGCCCTTGCCGCTATGTGACCAGGTCGCGTTCCAGCGCTCCACGTAGGCCTCCCACACAGAAACGTAGGCGTCCCAGGGAATGACCACTTCCTTCTTTTCCATCTTGCCGATCTTGCGGAAGAACAGTTTCGACTCTTCCGGCTTGGTGACGGTGTTGGAGCCGACGTAGGTGGGAAACTCCCGGGCGAAGTCGCCGGCCAGAGTGCCGAAGGTTCTTTCGACCGGCTTCGATTGGCCGTGGTAGGGCAAGGCGAAGACCACCCGGATCCCCAAGTGCGCGAACACGCCCTGGATCTCGTGCTGCTGAACTTCGGACATCCCGTGGCTGTTGACCGTTATCTCCACCGACCGGCCATTGAGGTAGCTGGATCGATAGTCTTTCCCGTTGTCGATGTGCAGCACTTCCATCGCACCGTAGCGGGTGACCAGCATCACCAGGGCCTCGGTGATCGACAGGCTCGACGGGTTGACCGAGTGGGCCCAGCTGAGGAGCTTGCGCGACCGGTAGTCCTGGAACACCGTGATGGTCGGCCGGAGGATCCGGCCGTCGAGATCCACGAGGAAGTCCCAGGTGTGGTGGTCGGAGATCACCATGCCCATCGAGGCCCATCGCGTCGGGTCGGTCTCGATGTACTGGCTGAAGCGGGCTTCAAATTTGCTCTTCCCGTCCCGGTAGTAGCTGGCGACATGCTTGGGGATGGAATCGAGATAGCGCCTGACAGTGTCCTCGCTGGCGGTCGTGCCGTAGATGTCCCTCATGTCCCGGGCCACCTTCGCCGCTGTCAGCTTGTTCTGGGTCAGCCACATCGCCCGGGCAACCCCTTGTTCAAACTCGGTGAGAGCCTGACTTCCGGCGCCCGGCTTGGCCTGGCCGTACTTCGGGGTCACGCCGTCCAGACCGCTTCCCTTCCAGGCCGCCATCCACTTGTAGAACGTCTTGACGCTGACTTCCCCTAGTTCCGCGAAGATTGCCTGGCAAACCGCGCCAGCGTTGAACATGGCGACGAAGTCTTCGATCTTGATTCCACCCGCTTCCATGTCACGGAAACGGGCGATCAAGGATGATCGAAGAAGCGCGACATGACGGTACTTCTCGGGGGTACCAATGAAGGCCTGGGGAATCTCCTGGTTGGCTGGCTTGGTCGCTGGTGCGTGGCCAGCCAAGGCCAACTGGGTATCCGTGGGCAGGCTGTCCAGGTTCCATTCCATGGACCGGCCGGCCCGCGTCGCCACAGCCCCGGCGGCTGTCGCTTTCCGAATGGCCTCCTTACGGCTGATCCCTCCCCAGGCTTCCTGCAGGTGCGCAGTGGTGACGGTCATTCGAAGTAACCCTCCTTCACCAGCTGACGCATGCGCGGCCCGAGGCGGACAACGATCCTTGGGTTGGTCATCTCGAAGTCCACGACGGGGTCGGCTTCGATCACCGCCAGCAGGTCGGGACGGACCTTGGCGATTTCCTCCAGATCGATGACCATGGGGACCAGTTCGATGGTCTCCCAGAAGCTGACCGACAAACCCGTTCCGGGAACCCAGTTCGCTGTCAGTCCTTGGGAATCGGCCAGGGCTAGGAGTTTGCGGACGGCGGCTTTCTGTTGTTCGTTGAAGTTCATGCGGTCCTCCCGATCTTCGTCTGGCCGAACAGGTCGAGTTCGGATTGCGAGACCTTCTTCATGGGTTCGAAGACCTTAGGGTTGAGGTCGCTGACCCGCTGACCGACGAGGTCCCAGCGGGCAGACCGACCGGCGAAGAGAACCCGTCCCGGGAAGGTCGATAGACTGGTTTCCCATGGGCGCCTGGCCACGGCTTCGACCACCATGCCGGTGACCGGGTTTTGGTAGAAGTTTCCAACGAGGGTGACGATCATGATTCACCCCCTTGGAGAGAAGTACTCTGGCGGGCGATGATGGCCGAATGAGCGACATCATTTTTTCCGGGTTCATTGCTGGCGGTACGGCGGTCTTCACGTTGCTGATCAATCAGATCTTTCAGCACCTGAGGGACAAAAGTGCTCGCAAGGAGCGCTTCTTCAACGATCAGTTCCCAGTGAGACTCCAGGCGCACAACCAGATCCTCGCTGATGTATCCGATCTGCGCATCCATGAAGCCGCGCTTCACTTCGAGAGTGCTCAGACGCTCGCGGTGTTCCTTGAGGACACGAGCCGCAAGCTCCTTGTGACCTTGACGAAGAACCTCTTGGTAACTGACCCTGCCGTCGCCATCTGCGTGGCCGGGCTCATTCGCTTCAGCCAGGAGACGTGTACTCTGGTTCAGGAAGCTGAGGAGGTGGACCATCCCGACGGAATCTTCCATCGCTATCAGGTAGGCTATTCCGAGCTCTATAACCAACTGCTCGAAATGCTCCTTGAAAAATCGGGATCGAAGGCG